GGCGTTTGTTATTTTTATATCCGCCGCGATGCCCTGAGCGTGGGTGCCGGGTACGTCTTTCTTAGCCTCTATCGGATGCTCAGTCGGGTGTCGATACCCGCTGGTGATCGTGAAAGGAAACCCGCACGCCTCTCTCAACTCGTCTAACTTCTCTAAGAAGTCTTTTTCCATGTTATTGGTACCAGTGACTTGACAGTTAAACTCTGAAGGATCAAAATGTTTAAGATTCATCTACTACTTCACCCTCTATTACTGTAGGTTCACCTACATCAACAGCACCAACACCACTAATGTTAATCTGAATGGCGTTTCTGCCACCATCTTTAACAATATCCTTTTCAAACGCTGCAACGGGCAGTATTCTGTCCATAACAAGCTTCCATGCCGCTGCTTGATTCTTATGATCGTGGTCAAGAGCTGCTTCAAAGATAGTGTCTAGCACTTTTCTTGACTTTGGGGACGCCAACATCCGTGCTTTGTATTCGTTAATGACCGCAGCGTCACCCTTCGGGCGACCAACAGCGTTGCGACTTCCTTTTTTAACAGCGGTTACGTCACTTTTACGCGGTCTTCCACGCTTTCGGCGAGGAGGATTATCAACATCTGACATAAGTACCTCTTTAAAGACTCTTTAAAGTTACGTTACCGTACATTACCGTGTACTTTTAATAATATATTTATAAAATTTACCATTACCGTGACGGTAAAGAATCTTTAAAGACATAATATACTATTTATTGTACCATACTTTTGATGATTTGTCAAGCATTATTTTAAACAAGACTCTACTGTCCTTTAAACTGTACCAGCACGGTCCAGATTCTGCACCGCTTAAGCCTTTGATTTATATGTTGTTTCTTGTTAGATGACTAGGGGTTATTTTAAGGTTCAATTTTGATCTTTTTTGTGTCTAGGTAGGACATGCCGTAGTCGCCGCAGTCACAGCCCCTCCCCCGCCCCAGATTTTTATAGACAAACATAAAGGTATCTTTATATATGCATATGTAGATGCCTAGATAGGCGGGTGTGAGAGTCTAGGTTGGACCACCACAGACCACCACAGACACTGTACGCATAAACAGTATTGACACTGTATCGATAACGTAGTAGACGCGCGCAGGCGATCCTTTATACGCGTAACACGACAGCACTATTCATCTCGTGAATGGTTCTCCAAAACAATATTCAAAAGTAATATTAGACATTGTTAAAACCATCACTTAAAGTTATTCACATCAACACAAACAACAAGGAAACAACACATGAACAATTTACAAGACTTTGATAACTACATTGACTCGCTATGTGAGGACATTTGGTTCAACTATAAGCACGGTCTAAACGATCAGGATCAATGGCACGACATTGCCCACGAAGTAGCAGACAGTAGTCAGTATGTTATCTACTATGGCATGGCGTGGGATCTAGTCACAATGATGCGCCACGCTGATTCAGCACTGTTTAATGATGCGGAGGATAGTGCGTTCGATCACGGTATAGAATTTGAAAGCGCTAATCAGATGATGACATTGATCGCGTATGAGTTGATCTATCAAGCGATTATGCTCACATTAAACGATAAATTTAATAAGCAGGAGGCAGCATGATGACAGCTAAACAATACTATTTATCTTTACTGGTGGGATTACCTACGCACGTCATACAAAAGAGCATGGCGAATCCTACTGAATACATGACAAGAACGCACATTCTGCTGCATAGTGTTGTATTACGTAAACGTGGCGCGGAGATACCTAAACTGGAGACAATACAATGACAAAGGAATACCATTCAGCATTAATACGCATCAACAAAGCCAACAGCGTTAAAGAGTTGGAGAAACTGGAGCGAGTCTTTTCAGACATATACGAAATAGGTTTTTTCACTGTTAGCGAGTTTGGACGGCTTTGTGAAAGGATACTAGACAAGACTGTAGACATTGAACTAGCGGAGGAAACAGCAGCATGAACAGAATGACAGACGCGATGATACGAAAAGAGAATGCACGTACACACTTCATACAAATTTTGGAGACGTGCGGACTAGACACTGATGCGGAACTTGTTGCAGACTTTTACATCGACACACGCATAGCAAAATACAAGGCAGGCATCGGACGCTACGAGGTAGGACACGGTGCAATGCTAGACAGGGAATACCTACAAACAGCGGTTAAAATTTTAAAGGATGAACTATGAACCCAACACTATTAGACATAGCGATTCTGTTTAGCTTTGTGCCAGTCTGGGCCGGCCTTTGCTGGGCTTATGAAAGCTGGACAGACCCACGAGCGAGACGCAGACGACAGCGTAAGGCACGACGCAAGGCACTGCGCAGAGACTTACAGCGACAAGGGAGGCTGTTGAAATGAGAATCACAACGGCTCACAGATACTATGGCGGACCCGCTAACGTAGGCAACAATGGGATTGTTATAGAAACAGAGCGATATTTAATTGATTTGTACTTGACAAAATCATTCAGGCTATCAACGGCGTACGTACCAGCAGATCAATTTAGCGGTGAGAGTTACATCGCGTGGCTGGGATGGTTACACATTGAGATAACAGGGCAAGCAGTATTGGAGGCGTGAGTGGGACGCAAACAAAACGTAGTGATTGAGGTAAAAGATTACTACATGTCACAAGCAGAAGTAGCAAAGGCACTGGGCTTGACTAGATCAGAAGTTCAGCAGGCAGAAACAAGAGGTTTGCAAAAGCTGAAGCGATCCGGCAAGCTAGACAGATTCTTAGGAGCAAAGGAGTAAGACATGACATATCAAAAGTTAATTGAAACATTGTTACGCATGGATGATCGTTACTTGAAACAAGAGGTTTGTTACAGTAGAGGTGAGGATGACTTGCAGCTTATCAACGCAGTGAAGATCACACACTTTTCGTACCATGTAGATGATGCAAGTATGCCTGAAGAAGGACATTTTGTTTTAACGTTTGACTAGGAGTAAGACATGATTGGAATGAATGTTATGTATACAGTAGAGTTATACGATGATGTATGGTCGCAAGTGTTTACAACGGACGACGTAGACGAGGCAAAGTATTACGTGAAAACAAAACAGAACAATGGTAAACGATACCGAATTGTCAAGCACACAACGGAGGTAATTTTATGAGCAGTAGAGAAAGCTGGGAAGTTTGGGCCGATGATTACCAAGACTACTGGGAAGCGAAGGGTAACTACGCTGAAGAGTTTGAACAGGATGACATCGAAGAATATAAACGCTTGCGCGATGAAGAAGAGTAATGTTAGACTCTATGCAGAAAGCATATAAGTTTATCTTAAATTTATTATCTTATAAGGTATTTATCCTATGAGTATCTCTAAAGAGCAGAAGATACTGGAACTTGTTGAACGGCAGTTGGACTTGTTAACCGTAACGGAAGCGTTGAACATTGCAGGTGGGTTTTTCACTGAGTTGTTAGAGTCAATGGACGACGGTGAGATTGATGAATTGTACAGCGACATGGGAGCAGGCAGACATGGGCTTCACTAGAACACATCAACCGTGTCCTGACTGTGACAGCAGTGACGGGTTAGCGTACAACGACGACGGCTCAAGTAAGTGTTTTGTTTGTGATACGTACACACCAGCCGCTAAAGCTGACAACGTGCGAGAGCTAGGATCTATCAGCGATGCACCAAAGCCGTCGTTTAGTCAGACAGAACACCGTTTAATCACAGCGGAGTACCGTTCGATTACTGACCGTCTCATTACAGGAACAACGGCGAAGAAGTACGCAGCGTTGAAGCAAGGTGACGTTACAACATTCGGTTATTACAACCCTGATGATCCTACAAAACCCATCGCGGCCAAGGTACGTAACCCTGACAAACGGTTCAGTATCATTGGTGATTGGAAGCAGGCTGGCTTGTATGGTCAACACTTGTTTCCTGAAGGCGGTAAGTATGTAACTATCGTTGAAGGTGAGTACGATGCGTTAGCGGCTCATCAAATGACAGGCTCAAAGTTTCCCGTTGTCAGTGTCCGTAACGGTGCAACGTCGGCGGCAAAGGACTGTCGCCTCTTTTATGATTGGCTGAACAGCTTCGAGAACGTGGTCATCTGTTTCGATGCTGACGAGCCGGGGCAGAAGGCGGCCAAGGAATGTGCTGATCTGTTCGGTAACAAGGCAAGGATTGTTAAGCACGTCAACGGCTACAAGGATGCGTGTGATTACCTTGTTAACAATCAGTCAGAGCTTTACACCAAAGCGTTCTGGTCAGCACAGCCTTACACACCTGAAGGTATCGTGGGCGCTGGTGAGCTACGCGATCTTATTAAGAAGCCACTGACCAAGGCGGAGGTACAGTACCCATTTGAGGGACTGAACAAACACCTTTACGGTATACGCACGGCAGAGTTGGTAACGATCTGTGCTGGCTCTGGACTGGGCAAGAGTACCCTTCTGCGTGAGATAGTCAGTTCCATCATGGCACAGTCTGAGGATAACCTTGGGTTGATGTTCCTTGAGGAGACACCAGAGCGTACCATGCGTGGTCTTGTAGGTCTTGAACTTAACAAACCTATCCACTTACCTGACTGCGAGTATGACGACACTGACATTGACCTAGTGTACGATACGATGGACTATGAGAACCGTGTTTATCTCTGGGAACATTTCGGCAGTAACGAGATAGAAAACGTACTGGGCAGGATGAGATACTTTGTCAAGGTACTAGGCGTACGTTATATCGTACTGGATCACGTGTCTATCCTTGTCTCTGACCAGAGCAACGGTGATGAGCGACGTGCCTTGGACATGATCATGACTAAGCTACGCACGTTCGTACAAGAGATGGGTATTTGTATGTTCCTTGTAAGCCACCTGAGACGACCTGAAGGGAAGCAGTTGGAGGATGGTGCTGTCACTAGCCTTGGTATGTTACGTGGCTCTGCGTCGATTGCACAGCTCTCTGATGCGGTCATCGGTGCTGAACGTAACAGTCAGAGTGATGATCCTGTTGTCAGAAACACGACCGTGCTGCGTGTGTTGAAGAACCGATACACTGGCAAGACAGGGAAGGCGTGTGAGGTATTCTACAATGAAGCTACTGGACGACTGACACAGCGTGAGGAGAAGGATAGTGCTATCTTATAAGCTAGGAAAAAACGAACAAAAGGTCTGTCAATCTATTGCAAAGATGCGTTACGAGAACGCCAGAGAGAAAGGTTTTGGGCAGGATAAAAACGTAGTCACTGTGGATTCGTACAAGAACATTGACGTTGACGGTGTTGGTTCTGAAATGGCCGCAGCAAAGATACTCAATGTGTACTATGATATTGAGACAGACTTTCAAGCTCATGAACTACCCACTCATGACTTGATATGTAACGGTAAAACTGTTGATGTTAAGACAACCAAGTATAGAACAGGTAGACTTATCGTAATGCCTCACAAGAAACACGATCAGTGTGAGATATATTTGCTAGTAGTTGGGGAGTTTCCTGAGTATACTGCAGTAGGTTATGCTACTTATGATGAGATAGTACAAGAGGAAAACTGGGGTGATCCTTTTGGTCGTAACAGACCTGCCTACTTTTTAGATCAGCATAAGCTGACGCCAGTAGAGGAACTTATTGAATGAGATGTATAGCGTGTGACGTAGAGCTAACAGACTACGAAGCAACAAGACGGTTTGCTGTTAGCCAAGAGTTTGTAGACTTGTGCAACAAATGCTTCGCTGTTAGTCTTGATGACGGTGATGTTATTGACCGCGCCGATCTACGTACACTCGCAGACCTAGAGGAGATGATTTACCATGAGCAAGATTGGGAGTTGGATATTGGAACAGGAACAGTTGATGGAGACTTATCAGAAGTTTAACCACGACGCTGAACGTAACAAACTGAATGAGACTTACCATGAATACCTGTTACTTGGATATAGAAACCACTTTGGATCACTCAACGATCTGGTGTGCAGTTACGAAGGTGAAGAACGATATACAAGTTCACACCACACCGGACACATTGCAGAAGGTGTTGAATAATGCAGACAAAATCGTTGGACATAACCTCATCGGATTCGACGTGGGTATTCTTGATCGTGTTTGGAACGTACGGGTTGCTAGGCATCTTGTTGTGGACACTCTCTACCTCTCCAGACTCTACAACCCCAGCCAAGACGGAGGACATTCACTGCGTAATTGGGGAACAATCCTTGGAGGAACAGGCAAGCTCGACTTCACAGACTACGACGGTGGACTAACGGATGAGATGATCGAGTACTGTATCGCTGACGTTGAACTGACTGAGCAGGTTCACAAGTGGTTGGATATGCAGCTATTTAAAGAGGGTTTTTCTGAGAAATGTATTGATCTTGAGCATCGTGTGGGCTGGATCGCCACTGAGCAAGAACGTAACGGTTTTAAGCTTGACGTACCGTATGCAGAGAAGTTGATGATGGATCTTATGTTTGAGATGAACAGCATCGAAGCAGAGCTACAAGCTATCTTCCCACCCATCGTTGAAGAACGTTGGTCAGAGAAGACAGGTAAGCAGCTGAAGGACAAGGTAACAGTGTTCAATCCCGGCTCACGGAAGCAGATAGCTGAGAGACTACAAGGTCTTGGTGTCAAGTTCGACAAGAAGACTGAGAAGGGAAACATCATCGTTGATGAGAAGGTACTTGATGGGATAAATCTTCCCGAAGCCAAGGCTGTTGCACGTTACATGATGTTACAGAAGCGGGTAGCTCAAATAGATTCATGGTTGAAAGCAGTGAAGGACGATGGTAGAGTACATGGCAGAGTCATTACCAACGGAGCTGTGACAGGACGCATGACACATCAGTCACCTAACATGGCACAAGTGCCAGCAGTATCTGCACCGTTCGGTACAGAGTGTCGATCATGTTGGACAGTGGATGAAGGTAACAAGTTAGTTGGCATCGACGCCAGCGGTTTAGAGTTACGCATGTTAGCTCACTACATGGACGACGAAGACTACACTAATGAAATACTCAATGGCGATATTCATACGGCTAATCAACGAGCAGCACAACTATCGACAAGGCCTCTTGCGAAAACATTCATTTATGCGTTTTTGTATGGAGCCGGAGATGCTAAGATCGGAGCTATCGTTGGAGGAAATAGCGTTACTGGACGCAGACTTAAAGAAACATTTCTTTCTAACACGCCGTCTCTTGAAAGAGTTAGAAGAGATACTC